GATAAAATATGGCATTAAGAGCAAGAAAACCCATTGACAAGCATAAAATAACAGACAGCGCTAAATTAGCTAAAATATCACAATCTTTTGATGATGGTAAACATTTAGCATTAGATGCATACGAAAGTGAAGCAGCTTTATTATATCAAATCCAAGAACTAACAGATGAAGTTAAAGAAATACATCGTTATTTAGGATCAGAAGTAACTTCAAATACAGCTACTAATTTATCCTCAACAGCAAACGGAACTTCATTAACTATCAATTCATCAGATGGTAATAATGCTAGTATTCCCGCAGCAACCACAAATGCTTGGGGTGCTATGACAGATGAAAATTTTGACGCAATTGCTGCCAACACAGCTAAGACAGGTATAACAAGTGGCCAAACATCTGCTATCACAGCCAACACAGCTAAAACAACATTTCCTGGATTTGGTACTACTAGTACACGAGCAATGCGGGGTAATACAACAACTATATCTTCTGGCCAATCAAGCGCAATTAGTGCAAATTTACTAAAGGCATCATCTGTCGGATTTTATAAAAATCAGTCTAACGGAACAGAAACTGTTTGGATACCAGGAACCCAATTTTACTCTCCTACAATTGTTTATAATGTAGGTAAAGTAACAGATTCTAATTCAAGAGGATTATTAACTTATGAATGGCCAGGAATAGATGGTAAAAAAGTAATAGCAGCTCATGTAGTAACATCAGCGAATGTTTCAAGAGCTACATTTTTTAGAAGATGGAGATTAGCAACTGCCTCATCATTAGCCACTTTAGGTGGTAGTAGAGGAGACAATTCAAACACCGATATAAATACTACAGATTGGACATGCGCTGTTGGTGAAGCCTTTCAAATTTCCCAAGGATTACCCTCAACATCAACTTATTTATTAGGAGCTTATTTAATCTTAACTTGATCTTAGTAATGAGTAGAATAATTACCAAAAATAGAAATCCTAGAGTACGTTTTTTACATTTACTATATATGTATATAAGAACCATAAATAATAACTAACTAAAATAAAAATCAAAGTTATGGCATTAAAAGAATCACCAGCAAAAGTAGAAGAATCAGTAGCAAAAGTAGAAGAATCTACGTCTAAGGTTCAAAAATTTTCAAAAGAAGAATTAGAACAACTAACAACTCTTCAATCAAAGTCTCAAAATGCAACCCTTCAATTTGGACAACTATATTTGAGTAAAATTAGATTAGAAGAACAAGAAACTGCTCTTAAAGCTTACGTTAAAAATTTAGAAGAAGAAGAAGCAAAATTAGCTAAAGACCTTTCTGACAAATATGGAAAAGGAAGCATCAACGTAGACACAGGTGAATTTACCCCCTCAAAACAATAACCTTTAATTTCACATTTTCCCATTATTGGCGATTAGAGCAATCTAATCGCCTATTTTGGTTTAGGTTTACGATATTTTCTTATATTTATATCAGAATAATCGATGACAACATTATAGAATCATTAAATAAATTAAGTTAAGATGGCAGAACAAATAATTTCACCAGGTGTTTTTACAAGAGAAAACGACCAATCATTTCTTCCTCAGGGAGTAGGCGCAATAGGCGCAGCAATTGTCGGACCTACAGTAAAAGGACCTGCTTTTGTACCAACAGTAGTAAGAAGCTTTGCTGAATATGAAAGAAGATTTGGAGGATTAAGCAAAGACACATTTGTCCCACAAACAGTTCGTGAATATTTACGTAATGCTGGATCAGTTACCGTAACAAGAGTGTTAGCAGGTGGTGGTTATAATTTTGTAGACAGCACAAATGAACCCCTTGCCATAATAGCTCATAATGGAGAAAATGTTACTGTAGCTAAATTTGCAACTTCATCTATTAAATTTAATGAAGCTCCTAATAGTAGTGGTACATCAGATGGTGTCTCTAGTCAAATTATAATTGACAATACTACATTTATTTTTGTAGAAAGTGTAACGGGTCTTACACAAAAACCACAAACAGGTTCATTTGAAGTAGAGGGAAACACTCCTGGTCAAATATTTGTAGATGCAGGAGCGGAAGGTGAGGCAAAAGGCTCAGTTACTTTATTTGTCCAAACATTTAATACATTTAAAGGTGACATCCCTTTAAATATAGTTAGAACTTCAGCTACAGTAGATTTAACTCAAACAACTGTTGAATTTACAGCATCCATAGCAGGACAAGCAAGTAATGTACGAATAAAGTCAGGAAGTACTGCATTTGGTGCAATTGGTGGAACTAACACATTTACAATACCAGAAGCATCTGCAGAAGCAGATTTAGGTGGAACAGACGCTGTTGCAACTGCAAAAGACACAAACGTATTATTAGGTGTTATTTATCCTTCTAAACATCCAGAATCTCCTAATGTTATGCAATCTAATATAGTTGGTGATACACCTTTAGCAAATGCAAGCTTCCAATTAAAAATTGCAAGTAGTGATGGAAATTTGGGAGAACGTAAAGCAGATACTTTTACAGGTACATTAAACCCGGCAGACAGTAAATACTTATTTAAACAAATAGGCAATTCACCTGACAACAGTAAAACAGCTGTAGATGAGTATAATGGAACACAAGGATATGTTGAAACTAACTTTAAATCCTTCCAAACTCTTTTACAATCATCAGACGATTTAAATGGATCAGGATATAATTTATTTGGTTCTGAATCAAAAATTCAAACTTCATTTTTAAATTCAAGTGTAGCATTTAATGGATTGGGCAATGCAGAAGGATACTCATACGCTTCCACACCATTTATAACTTCACAAATTGATTTAGGTGAAAAACAACTATTTAGACTTCATAGTTTAGGTCATGATGATGAATGTAACACAGATTATAAAGTATCTATTACTAATTTAAAAGAACCATCAGACATAGATGGCATAGAACAATATTCAACCTTTACAGTATTAATTAGAAAATATGATGATTCTGACAAAAGGATGTTAATTCAAGAAGAATACAGTAATTGTAATTTAGATCCTGACAGTCCAAATTACATTGCAAGAGTAATTGGAGACAGATATCCACAATACAATGACACTTTAGGTAAAGTAGAATTACTTGGTAATTACCCTACTGTTTCACAATTATGTAGAGTAGAGGTTTCAGATCAAGTTGCTGAAAAAGCAATTTCTCCTAAATTATCTCCTAAAGGATTTGAAGTTGTGTCTAACCCATTATCTTCACAAAACTTCTCAACAGATTTCCATTACCCGTCAGCTTCATATGAAGGTGTTCAAGAAATAGGAGGAAATTACAATAGTAGAGCATTCTTAGGATGGAAATTTGATGAAAAAGAAATAGACAATAAAAATTTCCTTAAACCAATAGACAGTAGTAAACAAGCTAATGTAGCAGGTAATTTTAACGTTGAAAATTATGGTGGCCATCCAAATTCAGGTTTATGGACAGGTTCATTAAGTGCCTCAATTGATTCAACAGGAGCAAATGGTCCAACACCAAACCAACTTAAATTTACAGTTTGTTTTCAAGGTGGTTTTGATGGAATAGCTCCTTATCAAGTTAAATTTGCAGGAAATGAAAGTTCATTACACAGTACATACACAAATGGTACTAATTTATATGGATTTAATATGTTGAATGGTCAAGCAGGTTCTGAAGGATATAAAAAAGCAATTAACATTCTCTCCAACCAAGATGAATACGATATTAATATGTTAGCATTACCTGGTGTAATTAAATCTCTACACCCTTCAGTAACAAATGCTGCTATTGATGTATGTGAAGAAAGAGGAGACACATTCTATGTGATGGATTTAGCACCTTACAACAGTTCAATAAACACAGCTATTAACCACGCAAATGGTTTAGACACAAACTACGCTGCAACATATTACCCATGGGTTAAAGTACTTGATACTGCCGCTAATAAGCCAGTATTAGTACCGCCATCAGTAATAGTACCTGGAGCAATTGCTGCTTCAGACAGAATTGCAGCTGAATGGTTTGCACCTGCAGGTTTAAATAGAGGTGTGTTAGGAAACGTAATTGAAGCTAAAATGAGATTAAACCAAGCTGAAAGAGATCGTTTATATAATGCTAAAATTAACCCAATTGCAACATTCCCACAAACTGGAGTTTGTATTTGGGGTCAAAAGACACTTCAAGAAAGATCATCAGCATTAGACAGAATTAATGTTCGTAGATTATTAATTGCACTTAAGAAATTTATTGCAAGTTCTTCAAGATACTTAGTATTTGAACAAAACACAAATCAAACACGAAATAGATTCTTAAATATTGTTAATCCATACTTAGAATCAGTACAACAAAGACAAGGTTTATATTCATTTAGAGTACAAATGGATGAAGCTAACAATACTGCGGATGTAGTTGACAGAAATCAATTAGTAGGTGCTATCTATCTACAACCAACTAAAACAGCAGAATTTATAGTTCTTGACTTTAATGTATTACCAACAGGTGCTACATTTGATGGCGCAGGAGGATATTAAAAAAAAGAATCTTTTATATTTATAACGGAATAAAATAACAAACGATGGCAATATTAGAAACAAACCAAATGATGTTCACAGCATTCGAACCTAAACTACAAAATAGGTTCATAATGTTGATTGACGGAATTCCTTCTTATTTAATTAAGAAAACTCAAAGACCTACAATTCAGTTTAATAATATCACTTTAGATCATATTAACACTAAAAGAAAAATTAAAGGTAAGGGAACATGGAATCCGATCACTATGGATCTTTATGATCCAGTAACACCATCTGGCGCCCAAGCAGTAATGGAATGGGTTCGTTTGTCACATGAGTCAGTTACAGGTAGAGATGGTTATTCTGATTTTTATAAAAAAGAACTTACTATCCAAACTTTAGGTCCTGTAGGTGATGTAGTTGAAGAATGGAAATTAAAAGGTGCCTACTGTTCACAAGCCAATTTTGGCGATATGGATTGGTCGTCAGACACACCTGCAAACATTAGTTTAACTATTGAAATGGATTATGCAATTTTAAATTACTAAAAATATACTTCTCTCCCGAAGTTGCGAGGCTGGACGTCATTTTATGACGTCCTTTCTTTTTTTTATATATGTATATCTGAACAAGTTTTAATAATAAGTTATGGAAGAACAACAATTCCCCTCAGAGTTAATTACTCTACCCTCAAAAGGTCTACTTTATGCAGAAGACAGTCCCCTAAAAAAAGGTGAAATCGAAATGAAATATATGACTGCCCGTGAAGAAGACATCCTTACAAACGTCAATTTTATCAAAAATGGAACAGTATTAGACAAATTAATTCAATCACTTATGGTTGATAAATTTAATTATGATGATTTGCTTATTGGTGATAAAAATGCTGTATTAATTGCTGCTCGAATTTTAGGATATGGGGCAAATTATGAAGTAATGAAAAGCCACCCACAAACAGGGCAATCAGAAAAAGTGTCTATTGATTTAACTTCTTTAAATGATAAAGAATTAGACAGTTCTTTAATAAATGAAGGGAAAAATGAATTTGAATTCGAATTACCTGCCTCAAAACGTACAGTTACATTTAAACTTTTAACACACGGTGATGAGAAAAAAATCACTCAAGAATTAGATGGTTTAAAACGTTTAAATAGAGAAGGATTTGAAGGTACAACACGTTTAAAACATACAATAATTGCAGTTGATAGTAATTTTGATGTAAAAACAGTTAGAGATTTTATTGATAAAACATTATTAGCAAGAGATGCAAGAGCTTTAAGACTTCACATTAAAGAAATTTCACCAGACACAGAATTAAAGGTAAATCTAACTTACTCCGATGGGTACATTGAATATGGTGTACCGTTTCCCCTTGGAGTCGACTTTTTTTGGCCTGACGTCGGAATATAGAGGACATTTATTTACTCAGATACACGATTTAGTGTACCATGGAAACGGCGGATTCATACATTCTGAAGTATATAATATGCCAATTTGGATGAGAAAATTTCACATTCAAAAAATAAGTGAATATAATAAAAAACAACAAGAAGCAAGAGAAAAACAGGAAAAGCAACAATCAAATACAAATCCAATTGCTAAACCTAATATAAAACCTTCCTCAACATATAATTTTAAAAAGTAATAAAGGTGCGTAAGCACCTTTGTTTTTTCTATATTTATAATAAATACTAATATATCACACTATGGCAGAAGGAGATGAATCATTAAAGGCAGCTAGAGAAGCAGCACAAGCAGGAAAAGATACTGCTAAATCAGCAAAAAATAGAAATGCTGAATTTGATAAATCTACCTCTTTAGCTAAAAAACTAAATGAAGCTTTAACTGAAGAAAGAAATATACTAAGAGATATAGAATTAGGTCAAGCAAGTATTAAAGATTTACTTAAACAGCAAGAAACTAGACAAAAATTAATTAGAGACATAGAAAGTGAAAAACAAGTTCTATTATTAAGTCAAGATGAACTTACCCAAGACTTTATTCTAAACCAACAAGCCCAAATAGACGCAGCTAAACAGTTGGGAGCACTTGCTGATGGTGAAGTTGATAAACTTAAAGAAAAAAACATACTAATAGACCTTTCAAAATCTCAAATGGACACTTTGAATACCCTTACAGGAGGTCTAGC